TGTTCCACTAGCTCCAATGTCGTAAGCACTATCAGACCCCGGTAATAAATTACCACGAACTGTTGAAACCACTCCATCTGGTAAATTGATTGCATTTGATTGAGTTGCAACCGCATTACCCATAAATCCATGAGCTGAACATTGGTAGTAAAGCACAGCTGGATGATTGTTCTCATTTGATGCAGTTCCGATACCAATTTGTGTATATGCACCCGAACTACCCGGAGTTCCACCAGTTGTTATTTCTGTGGTATATGCATTTGCCTTGTCTTGCTCAAGATAGAAACGGAATGGGTGTCCATTGTTTGTGCTATGAGACTGATCAAAGTAATATAATTTTCCGGGAACTAATGTAAGGAATGGTGATTGAACTCCATCTAACCAATATCCATTCGCTGATCCCTGCCCAAAGTATCTGTGATCTGCTGTCTTGACTGCAACTGTGACTGCGATTGATACAACAGTTGAACTCGCTGCTCCAACTAATCTCTTAAATCCACCAAGATTCTCGCCTGTTGTTGTAACACCAGCAATTGTTAAACCAGCTCCTAATTTTGTTTCACCAGCAATGGTTGCAATGCCAGTTAAATTAAGATTTCTAGCACTTATTTCATCTACACTATAGTCACCAGTTACAACAAGATCACCGCCTACAGTAACAATACCTGCAAAAACTGCATTACCATTATTAAATACAGTAACACCAGTTCCTGCTCCAATATTTAATTTAGATCCATCATAGGTAAAGTTAGCATCATCTTCAAGTTCACCAGAGGATCCAGCAATGACAACTCGATTATCTGTTAGATCACCAATCGCAGCCGTATCAGCAGCAAGACTATCAATATTTGCAGTGCCATCAATGAATAAATCTTGGAATTCTGCTCCAGTGGCACCTAAATCGATTGCACCGTCTGATGCAGGTAGTATATCAGCGTCAAATCTACCTGTTGGAGTGATTGTATCGCTTGAAGCATTACCTAAATTTACATCGCCGTCTGCATTTAAAACGCCACCAATTGTTGTAATACCAGAGATTGATGCTCCACCATGTCTCTGTAAAGTAATTCCAGCACCAACACCGATGTTTATCGCACTTGCAAGTGTTGTTCCATCATATGTTAAATTAGTATTATCTTCTAACTCTCCTCCAGTTCCAGCAAGAACAACTCTTCCTGAAGTTAAATCTTGAACTGCTGCTGTTCGTGCAGATACTCCTCCATTTGCATCAACTAATCCATCAAATGTTGAAATACCAGTAACACTAAGAGCTGCTGACGTGCTATTTGCAACACCAATTGTTGCAATTCCAGTAATTGTAATATCTGTTGCACCAATACCACCTCTTGCTCCAGCACCCACACCAACATGTAGATCATATCCCGGAACTGTGGTAGCTATACCAACTTTATTTAAAGTAGAATCACCGACTATGAGATTAGTATTTACCTCAACACCATTCTTTATTACAAAATTCTTATTAATGGCCATTCGGGTTCACTCTCCCCCTTTTTTTTGCTCTAATTATTTATAGTAATTCAATCGTCAGTGCAGACGCTCTCGAAGTATTACCACCTTGAGATGTGCTAATAACATTTACACTCCCATTTGTATAACCACTCGCTCCTCCTCCACCACCACTTACTGAAGCAGTTGCATTTCCACCAAACGCACCAGCACCACCACCACCTACATAAGTTCCATTTACTATGGATAAACTATTACCACCATTATATCTAAATCCATATCCGGGGCCGGGTGCAGATTTGTATCCTCTTGTTATAGATGCAGTGTTTGAGTTAATATTTCCAAGGTAATCTCTAAATTGAGAAGTTCCAACGTCACCACATGGGGTAATTCCTTGACTAGCATAATAATCACCAGTTGTGCAACTTTCTACCTTACCACCATTTAATCCTGATGCAAAGATACCTGTTGATGTAAGTTGTCCGGCATTTATTGATTGACCTCCAGAACCAGAAGATTGTCCAGATCCTGAACCACCCACAACTCCAGCACCACCACCTGATCCACCATTACCACCAAACCATCCAGAGGCTCCTCCTCCTCCACAAGCGACTAATAATCTACCTTTCTCATAGAAATAAGCACCAGCACCACCATAACCTAATGATGTTGGTGGTGATATTGTGTAACCTAACTTAAAAGCATACTCAGTATCTTTTTGTAGAGTATATGAGAAGATAGTAACACCACCTTCACCACCTGTATTACCATTAAAACTCTGTCCTGCAGCAGCTGCCAAAGTTATTTTAACTGTAATATTTTCTTCAGGCGGATATACAATAATTGTTTGTGCAGCAGAATCTACTAAATTTGAATTTGCTTGACCGTCAAATGAATTAAGAAATAAATTTTGATCTCCATAAGAATTAGATGATGTATATTTTGAACTATCAAGATCACTTACAACTTCATAATTTAAAATTGACCTTGTGTTATTCACCGCACTTATGGATTCAAAATCAACTGTTTTTGTTGATAATCCACCATCAAAAACGCCAGATGCTAAAACTGTGTTACCATTTGCATCAGCATGATTTAAAACAGCAGTCGGATGTGACATAACACATCTCACTGTAGAAATACCAACACGATCAGATTTTATTTTTAGTTGCTCTGTTTGTGCTCCAGTTATTGTAGTGTTCGTAGTAACAGTTGTAGATCCACCCTCAGATGCCGATGTATAAGTTACCTCAACTTGAGGTTCGACACCGCTAGTGCTATTTTCACCAACTAAAGTTAAAACTTGACTATTGTATGCACTTTGTCCTCCACCACCACCTGTTGCTGATGTTGCCATTACACTCCTCCTTGTAATAATTTTATTACTTTATGGATAATCTTCTTTCTTTTTGACAAGTCATCACCATTCAAACAATAGATCCATAATCTATTTAATAATTTAAAATTAACCTTTCCGAATAATTTATTAAGTAAGAATGCACCGTTAATAAGGTTTGTTTCATCATAAGTATATTTTCTCATTAGAGTCATCACCTCATCCTGTGTCAATAATCCTTGAGCAAAACAGTTTTTCAAAAATCCACCATCAAACATTATAGAATGCGTTCCAAAACCATTAACATTATAAGTTCCATCACCTGATAACCAAAGGTTGTAAAGTTTTCGATCACCAGTTTCTTCTATATTAGCATCTCTCAATGGTCTTTGTTTTTCAAGCCATGGATAAAGATCAACATCAACCGCAACCCATTCACCATCAACAAAAAGAGGGTGATTTGTTGTTGCAAAGGGTGGTATATTCTCATTTGGTGAGTAAAGATCTGGATTCTTTGAACTTGGATCATGCTCCTCAATGAAGAGAACTTTGTTTTTTGATGTGCGATTTTTATTAACGATATAATCACCGACCTTTATTTCGGATATTGGTCTTTCAATTAAATCACCACAATTACAGGTGCCAGGCCACATTAACACGCGAGCATCAGATGTAAAGCATGGGGCTCCACCACCTCCGCCACCTGATGGGGGTGGGGGTGGGGGTGGTTCATCAATACCAGCGGTTCCACCAGATCCTCCTCGATATCCTGCTCCGGCTCCACCGCCGCCGCCACCTTCACCACCACCTTTATCTGCACCAGCACCACCATTAGTAAATCCTGATAAAGATCCTGAAACTGCTTGCCAATTTTCACCATTACTTCCAGATGTTCCAGCAGCACCATCAGAACCACCGCCTCCACCACCACCAGCACCGGCAGATACAATATAACCATCACTCACACTATCAAATATAAACACACCTGATCCACCACCACCTCCTCCTCCAGAGGCATCATCTGTTCCTGTATTACCACCTCTCCCTCCATCACCACCAGATACACTTACATCACCACCAGATCCTGATCCACCATTTTGTGCACGAGTCCCATTAGCACCACGACTTCCTACATTTATGGTAAGTGTTCTACCACCATCAGCGATTGAAAATTTACCAACTCTACCTTGACCAGCAGATCCACCAGATCCACCAATATCGCTTCCTCCAGATCCACCGGCACCACCTCTTATACGTATTGATACATTAGTAGCATCATCAGGAATTGTTAACGTATGATTTCCTGCTCCATAAGTTTGAACTATTGTAGATGCTGATTGTGTTGTTTGTAATACACCATCAGATATACTTGATCCATTAAGATACCATTGATATGAAATATCTGATTCTCTTACAGGAGTTCCATCACGATTTATCCCACCTAAACAATTAAATGTTGCGTCTGTGTTTATAGGAACAGTTGCAGTAGTAATCCCTGCAGAAACAAATAATTCTGGTGCTACCGTAATTGATATTGGAGAACTATCAATTGAATTATTAATCGTTGATCCAGATGTTCCACCAGCGGAAACATTATCAGGAGCAAATGTCAATCTACTAAAATATTGTTTACCATCATCGTTTGGACTTAATGCATAATTTAAAGTTAAAGAACTTGTCCCTGCCCCTGTAAATCTTGTAGATACACCAATCGCACCATCATTCAGTTCAAACCATTCATAAGATATACCACCATCTGCATTTGTCCCATCAGGAAAAGTTGAAACTCCAGTCACTGAAAAAGTAACTGAAGTTTGATCCGTAACACCACCACCAGTTTGTCCATTCGGTGCTATGACAGATATGCTTTTTGTTGTATCAGAACTAATCGCTAACTTGGGCCCATTAAGGGTCAAGTCAGTCGATTTATCATCCCATATTTTATTACTCATTTATCCTCCTAATTAGAGAAGTTCTGACCACCAACTATACCAAAGAGTGCGATACATGAATCGAAACTCTTAAATGAGAAGATGTCAGTCTTTCCAGCGACTTGTGTAACAATTGGAACATTACCACCTGGCCAATAAACTGTCGCACCAGCACCAGTTGCATTATTCGTAAATGTATCTATGCCAACTGAGAAAGCACTTGATCCTTGAGTAATCTTAATCGTAAATGCTGTTGCTTCAGATGGTGGGTTTAATACAGTAAATCCTGTGACTGCTTCATCAATATTTAAGTTAAATGACTGACCTTTGGATAGGTCAATGTTTACATTACCTGATGATATATCAAGTTCCTCAACGTTTTCATGTAATGATTTAACTCTCAATCTGCCATCAATATCAACTTTAGATCTTGGAGTTGCAGTTCCAAATCCAATCAATGATCCTGAAGTTACCTGAATCGCAGTTCCGCTTGCACCAACAATTAATGTTGAAGTGGTAACGATACCAGCACTTATGATACCAGCAGATCCATTAAGTTTATAGTTCGTCGCACTCAGAATACCACTTATATTAACTCCAGAGTGTGCGGTGACAGTCTCAATAAATCTAGATTCATTACGAACAAAGATGTTTGTTAATCCAGTTCCGACTTTATCATCTTTACCCAGATCAAGTGGGAAGTGAGCGACTGAAGTTCCAATACCAACTCTTGCATTATCTACATCACCTGATCCGAATGCGTAGATACCTGTGCTACCAGCACCAGCAAATGTTGCTTCTACTTGACCCCATCCTGCTGCTGTTACATTTAAGTTAGTTAAATTAGCACCATCTCCAACAAAACTAGATGCTGTGATGATACCTGAGAATGTAGCATTTCCATTTGCGTAGATACTCGCTGCTGTTCCAACATGGATTCCACCAGTTGCAGTTACGATACCTGCATCAATAGCAACTAATGTAGATCCTGCACCAACACGGAACATTGATCCACTTAACGTAGTTGTTCCAATGCCTACCTTATCAAAAATATATTTGTCTTGATTTTTCTCAAGACTGATAGGGCCAAATCTTCTCCAATCTTTATCGTTTGTATAGACCCAACCAACATAATCACCTTGTGTTGGTGTCTCATCATAAATGATATCTCCGGGAGTTCCTGCATCTGTTGGAGTTGCAATACCAACTGTATGTTTTCTCGCAACTGTTGATTCACCTTGAATAAACAAGTTATTTACTTCAAAACCACGAGAAGCAGTTGATGTAACCTTGTTAGTAAATATTACAGGGCCTGTAAATTCAGATATTGCTTTCCCCTCATCACCACCGTTAACACGAATTGACTGTGTGAATGTTCCCTCAGTTGCATCGATTAAGTTAATATCAGATCGATTAGATATGTCTTCACCAGTTACAGTTCTAATTGGTGATTCAAATATCTCCTCTTTACCAGTGATAGTGCTGATCTTTTTGTTACCAGAGAAGGCAACACCACGATCATTCATTCCAGTGAAGTAGTTAACACCACCCTCTTGTTTGAATGTTTGTGATAGTATTTCCTCTTTATCTGATATGTCACGATCCTGTCTCTCTGGTAACGCAGTTGAGTAGTTACCGGGGCCAAATCCAACGTATTCAAACGTATGTCCTGACGCTCTGTTTATTGAGTGTCTTCTTAGTTCAATTGGATATGGTTTGATACGACGAACAACAGCACCAGATGTATGTGTCGTTGCTCTAGTTCCAAGAACCGCACGGAATACTGTTAATGGGTTAGATACTGGATTTGATACTGATGCTTTAACTCGAACTATTTCATCATCGATGATTAAGTAATCACCTATACGAACTCCTATATCACCAACATTTGTCAAACTAACGCTAGTTGTAACAGCATCTGATATATTAGATGATAAAGTAGTTGTGATACCAGCGTATCTTGAAACCATTCTACCATTTAAACTTTCATTTTCAATTGTTGGCACACCATCTCTTGATGAGAATCCTTCATTGAATGCAAATGATGATGATCCAGTTGATACTGAAGTTGCTGTTGTTAATGAAGTTCCAACTCTAGCAGCAAATGTAGTTGCACTAACATTCTTTGTAACAACAAAACTACCTCTGAACGTAGATACACCTGTGTTTACTCTGACTTTATTATTAATCTTCAATCCATGATTACTGGATGAAGTAAATGTTGCAATACCAGATGTAGGATCGTAAGTTAGAGATGATAGACTTAAACTTTGACCAGTTAGATATACTGCAGATTTATCAAGAGGACTCGTTCCGATTCCAGCGGTTGTTACACCAACCACAGTTTTATCACTTATCGCAGTAAAACTTTTTCCTCCACCAACAGTAACGTCCGTTATCCTATAGATGTCATTATACTGATTATAAGATTCAGAAGAAACACCTGTAAGTCGGACAACATCACCAACGTTATCATATATCTCTGTTACCGTGACAACTGCTTCTGAGTGTCCTGTTGAACCAGTTGTCGCAATACCAACAACATTTAATGTATTACCAATACCAAAAGCACTACCACCGTCCATAATCTCAACGGTGTTTATTTGTCCATTGATAACACCTACTTTAGCAGTTGCGTTTATACCAGTTACAGAAGCACCAATACTTACTAGCTTTGCGTTATAGAAATCAGCATCACTACCTGATCCATATTTTGTTCCACTACTTGCAATACTTACTTTTGTAACTCGGTTTAAACCATGATCAATTTTAGTATTGAATCTATGTGATGTTCCACCAACAGCAGTAACAACATCAGTAACTCCAACACCAACGTCAATATCACGAATAAATTTATCAATAGTCTCTTTTGTTATACTCTTCTTAACATCATCTACCACAACATCTCCAATCGGTGTTGATCTTGCAAATGAAACAGAAGAATCTGGATCTGATAATGGTGTGTCACGATCTATTTGTGGGAATAGATTTGTTATGTTCTGTGAGAATTTATTATCAGTAAATGGATCAACAGCAGGTCTGTTATTTGCATTGACCGGAGTTATGTAATAGATACCATCTTGTTCACCTTGTTTATAAGATTGAACTTCTTCAATATCCTGAATATAATATGTTGTTTCAAAATTCTTTCTCTTAAAGTGAGGTAAAGAAGTTGTTCTTGTGAGAGTATCACTTGTAAATGTTCCGGGATCTGTTGTGATTCCAACTGTAAATTCTCTTGCACTTGTAATACCTGTGACATGGAAAGTTCCATTAAATCCAGTATTTGCAGCACCAGTTGTGTTTGTTGAACTTTGGATGTTAACAAGTTCGACTCTAGAATCAACTGAAAGATCATGTGGTAGTTCAGTTAAAACGTTAGCGACACTTGAAGACCAGTTAGCATGAGCAATAAATCTGAAGTTTCTCTGCTCATTTTCATGATTAAGTGAACCAGAACCAAAATATGTTTGAACTTCTGCATTTGTTGAACCAATTGACGTATTTGACTCTTGTAAAATAAATCCATCTGTTGGAGGTCTTGCAACTGCACCACCACTAGATGATGGAATCACATATCTAAATCTATAAATTGTATCATTCGCTGATCTTGTATCAGATTTTCTCTTAATGAATGATCTTGGTGTGGCAGAACCTAATGCAGTTGATCCTAATCCAACGACCACATCATCAAATATCTTATTATCTGTAGCAGCAGTTGATACATTAACATACCACTGATTTTCAGTTGTGCTGAATTGAATTGGATGTCCAATGTCTCCAGAATTCTTATCAGATACACGACTTACAATCTTTAATGATCCACCTAAATTATTAATTGTCAACGCAGACGCATTCTTTGCATCTGTTTCTGTTTTTGCAAGTTTTATATTTTTATTTGTTGTTAAACCAGCAGTCGCATTTGCACTTGTAATTGCAAAGTATACGGTATTTGCATCTAATCCATCTGGTATTCTTCCATTATCACTTAAAATTCTAACTGATTCAGCATTCTCAAAAGAATGAGCCTCAGTAAGTGTGATAACATTACTCGTAATACTGTTTATACCAGCAGAACTACGATCAACTTTGAATTCTTTTTGTGAACTATATTGTGTGGTATTAATACTATTACCATTTGGCATCACAATACGAGAACTAAATTCAGTAGGTGTGCCAGATGCATTAGGGACTAATACATTTAAAGTATCAAGATCTCTTGCACCAAATCTAAATCCCTCTAATACGTTTTCTGGTGGAGAATCTATGTTTGTTTGATTGAAGAGATATAAGTGAGCATCAGAACTTACACCAACGGTAACTCCTAAATCAATAGCATTGAATTCAATCGCATTTTCAGTGATTGGGACTTCTTTAGGTGGAATGACATGAGTAATATATCCCTTATCATCTTGTGAAAAAGCATCAGGACGGAAACCTTTTGATATTAACGCTCTCGCACCAAAGTTAGAGTTTGAGTTGGTGATTGACATATCACCACCAGTTTCAGATATAAAATGATCAGTAAAACCAATCGCAAATATAGAAACTGCTTGTATAACAGAATTATTACTACATTTTATATGATGGTTTGCATATGTTGGTTTGTATATCGCCCTTGAGTTTGTGCTTAAATTTTCATTTCCGGGAACTGTGGCATCATCATATACACCAGTTGATGAATTATATAATAAGAATGCATTATCATCTTTCTGTAGTCCAATACCAGTAAATTGTGCTACAACCATGGATTTGAATCCAGTTGCTTTCTGACCATCCGCATGAAGACCATTCATACCAAACACTGAACGCAGTGAGAGGTTAAACATGTATGGTGATGCTGATGTGACAGTATCGGTGTTTAATGTTACAGTTGCACCCGTTACTGGAGGCAATGGTGTAACAGGAGAGTTCTGAACTTCGTATTTAAACTGTGTGCTGCTTAATTTTTCACTTACAACAAATTTACCATTATATCCTGCAGCAGTAATACCACTTAATACAAATGGAGTGTCTACATCTAAACCAGTGACTGCTGATGTAGTTGTAACTGTAATTGTATCGCTTGTATTTGTGCCGTCACCAGCTTTAATACTTGAAATACCCACAGATGACCCTGTTGAACCAACAATACGGAATTCGTCAATTTTTGGTTGTATATCAATTGAAGATGATGGGAAATCTGGTTGTATTTCTCTTCCAGTCGCTGATCCATACGCCAAACCAACTTTTTCATAATACATTTGTAGATCTGTTCGATCTATACTTAGATTATTGAAAGAATCATTAATTTTTATATTATTAACACCATCTGCATATTCAAAACAAGTTAGTTTATGATGAGAAAAATTGGGAACAAAGGTATTTTCAGTATAATCTACATATGCAACTCCATTTGGGTCTGCATCAAACATCGTAAACTGCCAAAAGTAACATGCACCAGTTACACGAAATAACGCACTTCTCTCAATATTATCATTTGTTGGATTTGGAACATATTTTGGTCTTATCTTTGTTTTTCTTAAATCTAAACCAACAAGTGAAGTTCCACGAGGCATGATGACACCACCATGTACACTATTCAGCTTATATAATGCATTATTTGAATTATTAAGATCATATATTGTATCTAAATCCCATGCAGGGAAATCTTGAGACTCAGAACCGTCTCTTTTAACAAATTTTGCATTAACGCCATCAGGAATTGGTATCCATCCCGGTCTGTTATCTACAATGTGCTCACCGGGGTATAATAATATAGTAGTATTACCAAATCTATCATTATCTAAACCTTGTTGATATGAAAATCTAGCTGACTCGATTAAAGCTCTTTGAATTGTCTTAAATGGACGTGTAAGGGAGTTACCTTTATTATCGACACTATCTGTTGCATCCAAATCATTTGGACTCACATATAGTATATTGCCACGCACATTTTTTAGAAAATTCTCTAATCTGGAAAGACCCATGTTATTGTTCCAAACTTATAGTATCCGTTATGGATTATTTAGCAAAGAAAATAGATACGAAAAAAAGTAATGGGGTCAATTTTTGGCCCGAATTTTTAGTCGCCCTTTTTTGGAATTAAAAGTCATTTTTGCTGGCCGATTATTTCATACGTTTATACCAAAAAGATAAAACATATCTCTCAGATTTTTCAACCTTACTTACATGATGAAGGTATTGTGAATTAGAAAATATAACCAATTTACCTGTCTCAGGTTTCACCTCGATGTGTTCAAAGACGGTCGAACCTCCGTCAAAATCATCATTTAAGTATAACATGGCAGCAAAAACGTCTGGGCCATGTATATCATTTTTGTCAAAATGAGGTTTCATAAAAGTGCCTACAGGCCAACGAACAACACCAACATAATCTAATATTATGTCAGAATCAAATCCCTTACATAAATTTGTAACTTCATGAACCACTGTTTTAAATAATTCATCATCATCAATTTCCACTGTCGTTGGATCAACTTCACCCCCCAAATAGATAGCACCGTAATTTCCATCAGGTTCAGGAACATCCATTCCTTTAGTCAAACTCTCCTCTGGATTTGAATGTGTGACCGTTGTTAAAAAAGTATCACCACCACGACTTTCATCACCATATGGTATCTCCTGATTATTTTTTTTTGCTAATTCAATGAAAGGAATACACAAGGAGGGATCAAGAAAATTTTCCTGCACATAAATCAATTTTTTCATAAAGTAATTGTGTTTCTATCTCCCCTATATTTCTCATCATTATAATTTCTTTCTTTCTCTGGAATTATATGGTGATTAGGATCTGGATAATCATTAAAAGTATCACCCTCATATTCCACAATTAAGGGATTAATATCTTTTCTTTCAGCATAAATGTGATAAAAACAATTAATAGGCAAACCACCCTGAGATTGTAGATAAACATTTTCATCATCCCACCTCTTTACTATTATGTCTTGATGTGCACCAATTGCTTGTAATTGAACTGAAATACTATCTATATGCACTAAGTCTTTCCAATAATGAGGTAACTTAATAACTTTTTGATTCTTTAATCTACCTCGACAATAAACTCCCACTTCGGGGCCCTCAATACACGCATGTCGAAGCCTCCAACCCTCTTTTGAAGGATGTTTCAAATCAAATGGTTTTGGTCTAGCATCTGCAGCACTAAATCTTGCTGATAATGTAAGTCCACCCGTGCCGATGGCAAAGATTGCATCACCAGTTGACGTAAACAATGCTCCAGTCTGATGAATATTTCCCTTTACAGCAAGAGCATTTAATGATTTTACTTTAGTATTACCACCTATCATCACAGTTCCTTTCTGAGGAGATGCAACGGTAAAGTCATTCACATTACCAAACTGTGTTGCACCTTGAATATACGCACAATGTTTCAATCCCGGTTT